CCGTTACGCTGTTGAGCTATGACACAGTCATGATCAGAATCAACAATATTGATGCTCAATTCTCATTGAATGATCCCGTTCAAAGAAAACAACTCACTGCATTGTTGGCAGCTATGCAAAACAAGGAATTTGAATCCACGCCAATAGCAGGAGTCAAAATACCAGGTGAGACAATTGAGAAAGATGGCAAGAAGTTCACTGCTCCATCAGAATGGAGATATTATAGGATTGAATGGAATGTTACACCCGCTCACCTCAATACGAACAATGTCAGTCAGTATTCACGCAAAGACGCAAATAACAATAACGATACTGATCAAGCAAAACGAGCAAACAACCCGAGTAAGGTCCTTGCTGATTATAGAGTAACACATGGCCTTGTGTTTGACTCCTCCGAAGAGAAACAAGTAAATCATGGACGTAAACCACATTTCGCACTCCAACAAGTCCTTGCTAGGAAATTGCTACAGGGTGCAGCAAAAGTCAATCGAATTCCTGTTGATGCACCTGTATTGGAAGACACAGAAACAGATGAAGGACTACTTGGTAGGCAACCGATACGTCTATTCGAACTACAAGAATCAGTCAAGAGAATCAAAAATCCTTATACAGGAAGCGAAGGGCAAGCATTCTTCATGGCTAATCATATGTGGTGCAACAAACATGTTGCTGCTATTAAAGGTGACGGAGTTGCAGATAGATTGCAAATCGACGACGACAGTTATGAAGTGAAAGCAATAGCAGTCGATTCACTTGGCGACTATGTCAAATATGAAGTTATAGGAATGGAGAAACCTCGTTCACTCAGAGCAATTTTTGAATCACAAGGATACGTTGACTATGATGGCCCTGGGTATCTTTTGTATGTGGAGGGTTTTGGCAAACAGGCTAAAATTCATATGTCTATTGGACACATCGACAAGCGTGGGAACACACTTTTCCACGATATGCCCACACATTCGGGAGTATCTGGTGCCCCAATATTTAACAGAGATGGACGAGTTATTGGTTACCACAAAGGATGGGGTTGTTCTATCAACATTGGAAGAGTCATTGAAGATGCTATTATGGAGAGAGAATCAACAAACAATATTGGATCCAAAGCAACAAATCAGAATCATTTTGACTTTTCTTACCTTCCCAAAGATGTCAGACCCACAATAGTGAAATTGGATTCACCAACACCATTTGATAACAATCCAAATTGTAAAGTGGTGGGGTATGCGGTTTATAAGAAGTCAAATTATGATAAACTTCGTGTAAGCGAGTATTATCTAGATCGTTATGAACAGTTTGGTCTTCCGAAACCAGATTTTGGCGCTTATAATATTGCAAAACCCACCACTTCCTCAATCACACAAGACTTCCTCAAATATGCACGACCGGTTAACACTAATATTGATGAGGAATGTTGGCAGATGAGTGGGAAGATTATGGACCAGTATTACGAAGACACAGTCGGTGAATACGTCATGGTAATCAGTTGTGAGTATGCAGCTGAGTTGCTAGATCCCACTAAAGCAGTAGGGTACCCAATGAAAATCAAGTACTTTACTAAAGGACAGTTCATCGAAAAATGTTTCCCATCATTGGAGTTGTTTATTGAAGAGATCAAGCAAGGAGGAAACCCCACTGTTATATTCGATCAAGTTGGCAAAGAGGAATTGCGTCCAACAGAGAAGCTTCTATTGAACAAGATTAGATCTATCAATTCGTCACCAATCCACACCGTTCTATTGGAGAAGATGTTGTTTCACGAGATACTGCAGAAGATGACAACAACCGTATTCACACGAACAAACCACACGGTTGGATGGAGCCCCTACTACGGTGGTTGGAATGAGCTCATGCGCGCACTACAACATGGCGCGACTCAAATTTTCACAGATGGTGACGCACAGAAGTGGGATTCAAGTGTATTATCACGATACATTTGCGAAGAATTGGACAGATGGTGCAAGTGGATCCGAATGTCAGAAGAACACAAAAATATGCTAAAATGGTATAAGGAGAATGTTATTGAGACTTGCACTTGTATAGTACCTTATGCCGAAGCAGAAACAGTACTTGGAGAAATCACAAGACAGAACCCTCACTTGGAGAAGATCGCACAATTTATCAGTGAGTTTTGGATTGCGGCAATAGTTATCATTTTTATTGGAATCAAATCAGGACAACTGATTACGTTGATGATGAACTGTTGCATAAACGTACGCAGACACATCTATTGCATGCTTTGGTTGTCAAAAC